TACTTTATTACCGTGATATGTTGTTGCTGTTACTATACCGTTATAATTTATAGATCCACCACCAAAGTTTTCTACCCAAGGGGTAAGTAATGTGACAGTTGTACCTATTCCAACACCTTGAGTGTCTCTCTCTGCGAATAGATGACCATCATAAAAATTAATTGCTAGTTCTCCGATCTGCATATCGTCTATACTGGGACGTTTCCCAGTGACAGCAGACCTCTTTAACCTAAAAGGAGTTGCCATGTATTTTGGTATGTACCATTAATGCAGTATGTACTGCTGGTTTATTTATTCAAGTTGCATTATTGCGTCTTGGACGATAGGCAAATAAATTTTGTGGTGGGTCTGGTTCCATCCACTCCTTTATCTTTTGATGTTTTTGGTATGAGAAAAAATCCTGATTAAAATACCACTCTTCCCAAGGTTCGTGACCCTTCCTTTGATTACATGTACTACAACAACAGACTACATTCTTCGTAAAATCTGTGCCACCTTTACAACGTGGAACTACATGATCGATTGTTAAATTCTTATTATCTCCACAATATGCACATTCCCAATCCCATTTTTCTTTTACATCTCTTCTCCATAATCTTTTTGCCTCTGCTGAACTCGTTGCGTGTAAATTAAAAACATAAGCCTTAGAAGAATGGAGAATACCCATATAAATTTAAAAGTTATTTTTATTTAGAAACTTAAGGTTATTTTAACAAATAAAAATATAAAAGTTGTATCTATTGAGACAAAAAAAATACCCCGAAAATTTTTTCGAGGTAAATGTAATTAAAAGTTGATTTTTGTTTTAGAGTGCATTACCACGAGGTAATACCTCTTCTGGGAACACAAAGTTCTCATGTGGTTGGTCAACTGATGACATCCATGCTCTCATACCTTCGTTTAAAAGAATGTTCTTTGTATAGAAAGTCTCGAACTCTGGGTCTTCTGCTGCTCTTATCTCTTGAGATACAAAATCGTATGCTCTTAAGTTAAGTGCAAGACCTACAATACCGATTGATGATGTCCACATACCCATCACAGGTACGAACAACATAAGGAAGTGTAAGAATCTTTTGTTTGAGAAAGCAACACCAAATATCTGTGACCAGAATCTATTTGCTGTAATCATTGAATAAGTTTCTTCTTCCTGTGTAGGATCGAATGCTCTGAATGTTGTACTCTGAACCTTTCCATCTGTGTAGATAGAAGTATCTTCATACAAAGTATTTTGTACTGTTGCACCGTGAATGGCACAAAGTAATGCTCCACCTAATATACCTGCTACACCCATCATGTGAAATGGATTTAGAGTTATGTTGTGGAAACCTTGAATGAATAAGATATAACGAAAGATTGCTGCGACACCGAATGATGGTGCGAAGAACCAACTGTGCTGACCTAGTGGATAGATCAAAAAGATGCTAGTGAAGACTGCGATAACAGCAGAGAATGCTAGTGCGTTGTAAGGTCTGATACCTACAAGTCCTGCGATCTCAAACTGACGGAGCATGAAACCTATAAGTCCGAAGACTCCATGTAATGCTACAAAGTTCCATAGTCCTCCGAGTTGTAACCAACGTACGAATGAACCCTGTGCTTCAGGTCCCCAAAGGAACAGAAGACTGTGACCCATAGCGTCGCCAGGTGTGGAGACTGCTGCTGTTAAGAAGTTTGCTCCCTCTAAGTAAGAGGATGCGATACCATGTGTATACCATGAGGTAACGAATGTAGTTCCAAGGAACCAACCTCCGATTGATAGGTAAGCACAAGGTAGAAGTAAAAGACCAGACCATCCGATGAATACAAAACGATCTCTCTTTAACCAGTCATCAAGAACATCAAACCAGCCCCTTGTAGGTGCTTGTAAGGTAGATGCTACCATTAATTTCTCCTAAGAAAAAAGCACCCGAAGGTGCTTTGTTAACTTTTTGGTTAGTAATTAACCGATTGTAGGTGCTGTTAAAGCAACCTGTGAAGACTCTGCAGATGCTAAGTCTAGTGGGAAGTTGTGTGCATTTCTTTCATGCATAACTTCCATACCTAAGTTTGCTCTGTTTAAAACATCGCCCCATGTTGGAACGACCTTACCGTTTGCATCCACAACTGATTGGTTAAAGTTAAATCCGTTAAGGTTAAATGCCATTGTGCATATACCCATAGAAGTTAACCAAACACATACAACTGGGAATGTAGCAAGGAAGAAGTGTAGTGATCTACTGTTGTTAAACGATGCATACTGGAAGATTAATCTACCAAAGTATCCATGAGCAGCAACGATGTTGTAGGTCTCTTCTTCTTGACCAAACTTGTAACCATAGTTCTGAGACTCAGTTTCTGTTGTCTCTCTTATTAGAGAAGATGTAACTAGAGAACCGTGCATAGCACTAAAGAGTGATCCACCGAACATACCTGCTACCCCTGCCATATGGAAAGGATGCATAAGAATGTTATGCTCTGCTTGGAATACGAACATGAAGTTAAACGTACCAGAAATACCTAGAGGCATTCCATCAGAGAATGAACCCTGACCAAATGGATATACTAAGAACACTGCGAAAGCAGCAGATACTGGAGCACTATATGCTACACAGATCCATGGTCTCATACCTAATCGATATGATAACTCCCACTGTCTGCCCATGTAAGCAGAGATTCCAATAAGGAAATGGAAGATAACCAACTGATAAGGACCACCGTTGTATAACCACTCATCTATAGTGGCAGCTTCCCATATAGGGTAGAAGTGTAATCCAATAGCGTTGGAAGATGGAACGACAGCACCAGAGATGATGTTGTTACCATACATGAATGAACCTGCAACAGGTTCACGAATCCCGTCGATATCTACGGGAGGAGCAGCAATAAATGCCACGATAAAGCAAGTAGCAGCAGCTAACAAGCATGGAATCATAAGAACTCCAAACCAACCGACATAAAGTCTGTTGTTTGTACTTGTAACCCACTCACAAAACTCACTCCATCCTGACAGTAGACCTTGCTCTCTTCTTGAGATTGTTGTCATCTGAAATAATAGAACGTTTTTATAGAGTTGGTATAAAAAGACTATTCCCCTTAGGGATCCCCATGGTCTTGGTTAGGGGTAATATTGGTCCGAAGACACTAACATTATATATAAAACTTTACAATTTGTCAAATACCTATGGACGGTTTGCTAGGTGGTCCTTATAGAGTTCATTGACTTCTTTAAATGCTTCCATCATATTACCACCCTCTGAATACTTTTCTATTAGTTTTCCTATGACTCCTGTTTGTATTACCTGATCACAAAACTCATAAGATTCCCTATCGATCTGATTAAACTGTGTGATTGCTGCCAAAGCAAACTTTCTTTGGTCTAATAGATCAGTGTTGTCGTAGCGATAAGAGTCAATCATAATTAAGCATAGAAAAAGGAGCCTACATTGCTGTACATGTATGCTCCTATTATAGCAATAAAAATTAAATGTTGCATAGCCTGGTAGAAATACTTATTAATATATTATATAGGTATTTCTACTCTGTCAAGTACCTGATGGGACAGTTTGTAGTTGTGCCACACGGACACCCTTTCCACCGCCCATATCATCGTCATCATCATTACGAAAAGCACGCAACAATAACTCTATCAAAACTAACGCTGCCATTGGATAGAAACACCAAAGGATTGCTAGAAATGGAGAGATTGTATTGGTTTCGAATGCGAGATCAGTCATACACTAACTGTATTTGCGATGGTACTTAGACTTGCTGCTACCATAAAGATGTATGGTACTAACTTTAGTGGTACTGGATTCATTAGACGTAACCTGGAATGAGTTGTCCTGTGGTTAAGTATGCTCCGATACCTGCAATGATGCCGAGCATTGCTATTCTTCCGTTGAGTTTTTCGGCAATTGATTTTTGTGTGGAATCATTCATTAGAATATACCTGGAATGATTTGTCCTGTGGTGACGTATGCTCCGACTGCGGCTACAAAACCGATCATTGCCATCCATCCGTTAAACTTTTCTGCTTCTGGTGTCATTTGTTTGCTCCTTTTCTTTGATTTTGTTAGGGTTAGAAAGTTCCTGCCTTGCAGGGGTGTAAGAGACCTCAGTATCTAAACGATACCTGGTACGATCCATCCGAATAGACCGTAGTTTATTACTGCTGCTGCAAATCCAATCATCGCTAGACGACCATTGATTAGTTCTGCGTTCTTCCAGTAATCATATCCTTCCATTACCTCGATTGGAGGTTCTGATCCGAACATGTTTTGTCTTCCACCATCTTCGTTAGTGATGCCCAAGCGAGCTCGTGAAGAAGTTGTCATGTTAAGTTGTGTAAAGAACTGTTACATAATTATATAGCAAACATAAAGTTTGTGTCAAGCCCTATAGGTGTTGATACCTACACCATCATGGTTTTTGCTACAGCATTGTGACAGTTATGTAAAATGGAACCATCCAGTAGCTATAATTTTCTCTGAAGTATCTGACTTCCTACCTCGGTGGTGGTGTGTCCAATCAGACGGCCAGATAACTGTCCTGCATTTCTTGGCAGGAACATAAAGATCTTGATGGAACCACTCGGTGCCACCATCAGGAACGTCATTAAGATATGTCATCCATACAAGATGTCTGTATGTGGATGCTCGTGAAGATGATTGACGTTCACAATGCCATAGGTGGTATCCACCACCAGGCTTATAGTATTGTAAGTTAAAGAACTCTTCCACTTTCCACACTGTAGTCTTAGCAGCAAGTGGAAACTTATCAACGTATCTATTTGCTGCATCATTAAGTGCACCTACAAAGTCTGATACTCTGAGGTCATTGATACCAACGAACACTGCTGTGTCCATTGAGTCTTTGATCTCTGCATTATATAATCCTTGACCATCATCACCAATGGTTTCACCTTGCCATGTAGTAAAGATCTCTTGGTTGTGATAGAAATCTATTAGACCATCTACTATCTTCTCATCCATGTCCTCCATGTAAATGAAATCAGTAGCAGGATGTGCAATCCTACCATCATATAGTATTGGATCTGGATTTAGTTTGGTTACTTCCATGCTGGTCCTTGTATCCATCCGACTAAAGAATTTCTGACTCCTTTCTTAACAGGATTGACTTGATGATAGTCATCTGATTGGAAGAAGATCATTGTACCTGCCTTGAGGGGTATCTCTTGGTTAATAAGTACGAACTCACCACCCTCGAAGTCCTCATTTAATAGGAGAGTGAAAGATATCTTACGGATCTTTTCATTAGGTCTTTTATTTCTACACCACTCTGACTCATCTTGATGCCAATCATATCTATCACCTTCCTCATACTTGGTGACCTGTAATGGTTCCAAGAAATCTATATCAAAGAACCAGTTCGCTGCTTCGTTTACTCTTGTACAATAAGATTTCACAACATCATTGAGTGTTTGAGATTCTATAAAGGATACCTTTGATGTCCTTACACCTTCGATCTCTGTCTCTTCATACTCTGGAGTACCTATTGTATCCTTGATCCTATTAAACTCATCCTCTTCTAGGTCAACTGTTACATAACGATCTCTGTAGTTCATACTGGTCCTCTACTTATAGTTAAAGGTTCTGGTTCTCTTAACATACCCTGTCCTTTACCTGCAAAGTTCATAGAAACAACAACCCTTTGCTTATCACTTTCATTAGGATCTTGACAGTGATGTACAAATGATGGGAAGAATACTATGTCACCTTCCTTTACTTCGGGAGTGAACTCTTGTACCTCACCATTAATATAATCAGGGAAAGGTGAATAGAATGTAGTAGGTTTATGTATCGTAGGATCGAAGTCCACATACATTACTGCTGACACTCCGATAGGACCATGATTATGTACTCCGTGCATCTTTCCACTTCGAGTAGCTTGGTACCACATATTAATGATACGCAATGGTATCGGATAGTCCTCCTGAAACTCATCCAGGATGGGTTCTAATGCCTCTTTAACAACGTAATAGTAGTCTGGTAACACTCCACGCTTATTATTATCATAAAAATCTGACTCCATGTCGTCAAAAGACGTTCTACCACTGGAGGATATGGTTGCTAGGGTACTGCCACCCTTTAACTCACTTAGAATTCTTGGTTTCCACTTCTCCCAATCAGGGATATGGAAACTCTCAATTGGAACTAGAAACATTTTTAATAAACCATTCAGCGTCAACAACAGCAAGAGCTTTCTTCCTATTCTTCTTCATGAATAAGATAGGCTCATGGTCACCAGAGTTTGCTTCTGCCTGTGCATATGCTTCATACACATTTAGTTTCTCTTGGTTCTTGCATTCTATACTAAAGGGGAACTTTTGTCTAGCATCTCTTGCCATTATTAAGTCTTCACCACCTGCACCCATACTCCTAGACTCTATGTCCTCTGGATGTATCTCACGATGTTCTATCAGTTGATCTCTCACCCACTGCTGAAACAAACGTCCTTTAGCTTTGGCACTTTGTGGTCTCATAATATAAGTTCCTCTGGTATACATCTATGTATGTTGATGTTGTAAGAGATAATTGTCTTACGATCTGATGTATTCTTCATGCCACGATGTGTCCAATGAGATGGGAATACTATCAGATCTCCTTCCTTACAATCCAATGTCATAGATTGCATAGTGTAAGGAGATACTACCTGAGTGGGAGCCGATCCACTAGGAAACTCCAGATAATACACACCAGTAAAATGTCTGCCATGAATATGCCAAACATGATTAGATCCTTTTTCATATTGTTGATACCATATTTGATCTACAGAAAAATCCAAGTACCCTAGTTCATCCATGGTCTTGGTTAATGCTTTAAAGAGATATGGTTTGATTACTTCCACCCACTCTCTATCAAAATCAAATGAGAAATCAAAATCATACTGAGAAATGTATGATGTCCCATCATCTAAAGGAGGATCACCAGACTCTGCTATCAAAGACAAGATCTTCTGTCTAATCTTAGGTGGCAAATCATAATGGTCCTTCGCTATACAATCTAGTACAGGAATTTTATCCATACGTCATGATATTATAGTGAGTTCTCTTGGGTTTGTATTTTAGAACAGGTCTTTTAGCCGCAAGATATATTCTGAGTAGTGTCTCAGAACTCACCGCCATCGTTGTCGATTCTGTCGTAACCAAATTGCTTCTCCTTTTTGTTGTGTTCATGCCATGGATGAATGTAAACGCTTGGGTCTTCTTTAAGAGCATCATCTAATCTTAATGCTAGAGTCTTTAGTTCACTAGCGATCTCTTTTACATGTTCATAATTCATGCCCTGTCTTACCTATATTGTAATTGTTTTGGATTGGATCCTCTTTGATAGAGGAGATTTCTATATGTTCTCTACCATGTCTTTGATAGATAATTTCTTCTACCTCTTCTCTGGTATCACACACTACCTCCTCATGGAAAGTTAAACCATGGGTGACCTCGTTACCAAAGTCTCCTTGCCCATGGATGTGTGTTCGAACTTGTACTTTAAACTTCACGTTCTTTAATGATCTCTTTGACTTTCGCCCAATCTGCATTAAAGATCTGTAAACCTTTCTCCGTTAGGATATGGTTGTACATGCCCCAGAATAATTTAGGTGGCATAGTAACTATGTCTGCTCCAACTTGGAAACAACTTGACACATCATAAACTGATCGTAATGATGCAGCAAGTATCTGTGTGTCTCTTTCGTGTGTCTCAAATGTCTTTACAATATCTCCAACAAGTTTAACACCATCAAAATTATTATCCTGTACTCTACCTACAAATGGTGACACATATTTTGCACCTGCTTTAGCAGCAAGTATTGCTTGTGCTACAGAGAAGATAAGAGTTACATTAACTGGTATCTCATCAGACTTTAAGTCTTTACATGCTTTAAGTCCTTCTATATTACATGGAACCTTGATAGTAATGCTTGGATGTATATTAATATACTCGTCTGCCATGTCTAGCATCTCTTCAGAGGTGTCTCCAGACACTTCAGCAGAAACAGATGCATCCCATGAGAATAAATCACAAATTTGTTTTAGTACTTCTGTTGGATCTTCCCCTGCTTTAAGCATGAGGGAGGGGTTTGTAGTTACTCCATCAATCAGACCAGTATCAACTGCTTTAGTAATCTCATCAACGTTGCTACTGTCTAGGAAGATTTTCATTGCTCTTTTAGTCGTTGCATTATTTAGTAAGGAGGGTGGTTGGATTCCTGTGTACCAACAAGAGATGGGCATTTCTACAGTTTAGAAAATCATCTCTGCCTGTGATCCGACTGGTAAGTCGGTTCTACCCTGCGGTAGCAGCACCACCTGTATCACATCACCTTAACCAGCTATATGCCAGTAAGTTTATTCAGTCACACCCAATGTGCTGATCAAACACAAGATTATTATATACTATTTAATATTATTTGTCAACAACCTTTGTTTTAAATTCTTAACACGCTTTCTTGCAGCACGTAACGCCTGAGGTTTTAGTGTCCTCTTCTGTTCTTTTCTTGAGTGATGTTGCCAGTTAGGTGTCGTCTTCATCTTCTTGTGTCTCAATTCCTTTGAATATTAATAGTGTATCACCAGATTGTACATCTTTCATCTCTGGATGTACAGGTTTACGAACTGGTCTATCTACATATTTATCCATTTCTTTAAATAAAACACTCATAGACCTCCACATAAATGCAAATGTTGCTCCTACTGTTGCAGCGAAGCATATACCAAATATGAATATAGTGATGTCATTCATATGTATCTACTTTATGTTCTTTATCATAGTAATATGTCTTTGCAGCATAGTATGCTTTGTAATAACTTACAAGACCATTGTTGGTCGATTTTTTGCTACACCAATCATCAGCACATTCATAAACAGATCTTACATCTTGAAATTTTACCAGTAAGATTTGTAGAGCATTAGCTCTTTGTGCTAACTTTTCTTCTGTTAGTTCTTCTTTTGTCATTCATACCTCCTAATACTAGATTAGTCCTAAAGATCCAGCAGTAATACCAACTGCGAGAAAAAATCCAAACTCTGCCAATTGTACACAACCCTTAGAATCCAACTTATTAATGAAAAGTGACAGTGAATGAATCATTTATTTATTATACAGCAACTTCATCTTACAGTCAAGCGTCATGAGAAAGCATTGAAACTGTAATGCTATTATTATTTATTTTATTAAACTTTGAACACAATTCATCACTGGATTTATGTTCCCACACTTTATAAACATCAGATAAAGTCTTTGTATATGATTCGCCTGACTCAAGTAATCTCATTTCTTCTGCTACGATTGACTTGATTAGGTGGCTTCTAGTTATCTTTGTCATTTAATTCTTTTAATATTCCAACAAAGAACTCTGCATCTACAACAACTAACGGCTTCTTATGATTCTTTTTCATTACTACGACTGGCTCGTAGTTGTTAGAGTTCTCCTTGGCTTGATTGTATGCTTCCCAGACGTTTAACTTTTCTACGTTCTTACATTCAATAGAAAAAGGAAATTTTTGTCTAGCAGCACGTGCCATAATTAAATCTTCTCCTCCCGCTCCCATACTTCGGGATTCTATATCTTCGGGATGGATATTAAGTTTTTCAATGAGCAAAGTCCTAAACCATTTCTGTAGGTTTCTACCTTTTGCTTTCGCAGATTGCGGTTTCATCCTATATCATAATAAAAGGTAGTACTATTTATGCAAGATATTTGTGCCATTCATTAAAGTGTATACCATGATACCCAAAGTTGACATACCTGATGTAAATAGAAAAATTCCTAAAACGCCAAAAAAATCTAATTTAAATTTACTTTTTTTCTTCAATTATAATTTAAACCCTGAGAAAGTATCTTTCTTAATGTCTTGTTTAATGCCACCTACTACATAAGATTCTACTTCTGTCTCCTGTGGAGCGACTTGTAGACCCTTAGAAGAAATCCAGTGAGTTGTCCAAGGTAAAGGATTATGTGAAGCTGGTATATCATACGCTGCTTTCAAACCAATTGCTTTCAATCTTTTGTTAGCGATCCATTCAACGTAGGATTGAAGTAACTTATCATTCAAACCAATCATTGATCCATCTTTAAACAAGTACTGAGCCCATGCCTTCTCTTCATTTACACACTTATCAAAGGTTCTATATGTCCATTCTTTCTCTTCTTCAACAATCTCTTTCATTTCTGGATCATCGCCTTTTCGCCAATTGTTAATTATATTTTGGGTGAGAGCAAGGTGTTGGTTTTCATCTCTTGCAATGAGGGATATAATTTTTGCACTCCCTTCCATAAGCTTAAGTTCGCCAAAAGCAAAACTGCAAGCAAAAGAAACGTAGAAACGTATGCCTTCAAGGATATTAACATTAGCAACTGCTCTATATAGGTGTCTTTTAAGATCTTTTAGACTCCATGAGCAGTGTATTACATTCTACCATTTCAGTTTTACTTACATCAAACAGGTT